GTAGCTTTCGTGGCTCCCACTTTTACACAAGCCAAGCGTATTGCGTGGGATTATGTGAAATATTATGCGTCTGTGATCCCCGGTGTGAATTTTAATGAAACTGAGTTAAGAGTTGATTTCCCTAATGGCGGCAGACTGATGCTGTTGTCTGCTGAGAACCCTGATAGCTTGCGCGGTATCTATCTTGATCTGTGTGTCTTTGATGAGTTTGGTATGCAGAACCCAAGGGTATGGGGGGAGGTTGTGCGTCCGGCACTGTCTGA